CTCGTTGATGTCGATGACCACGAACGCAGAGTAGTCTCCTCCGATACCCTTTGCTGTATCTGCTACTATCACGTATGCATGATCAGGTTGAGGTTTCTCGTACACATCTAACCCATCCTTTGACATAAGGGGGTTTATAGGTGACATCTGCGCTATGATGTCTGACCTCACGAGCGTAGCACTTGAGCCTAAGAAGGTGCACAAGACTTCTTGGTTAAACTTAAGTTCTCCAAGTAACGCTCTTTGTTCTTCGGCCCACTTTTCGTCTCTTCCTGGGATCTCCCAATATGGGATAAACAACGGCACGAAACCGTTTATGCTGTTCTGTGCTTCGTTCCAAAACTTCCAGAAATGGTTATAACCAAGCGGGGTAGAAGATAGTAGGATCTTCGTGGTGTCACCGGCCGAGATCGTAGGGTACACAGAAGTGAAGAACTGTTCTGCTATACCATTCGGGATGATAGCTGTTTCATCGACGTATAGCATGTTGACAGACTTACCACGGATACCGCTTGCAGAGGTTGCAGCAGTGAATACGATAGAGCCATTCTCAAGCTCAATGTCACCCTTATTCCATGTGAGGACACCTTGTTGAAGCCACTTAGGAAGGTTTTCATACATCGTCTTGTATCGATGGAGGACTTCACGAGCCGCTGTAGCCTTGTTAGCCAATATGGCGACAGTCTTCGACTCTTGAAACAACGTGTACCAAAGGATGTACGCAGCAGAAGTGGTAGTCTTGCCTTGCTGGCGACCTTCCATGAGGATGACTTTTCTATTCTCATGGATGATGTTGATCTTGTTGACTTGACACGGATACAGGTTGAAAGGCTGAAGACCATGATCGAGCGTGACGATCTTACAGTATGTCTTGATGAAGTATACTGGATCTTCAACGCACTTTACATACTCCACAAGCTGCTCTTGTGTAAAGTGTATAGCTTGCCCCGCACCCTTCAGGTTAGCGTTAGAGTTGTAGACCTTAAGCTTTTCTGTGATCATCTTAGTACTGAGTCCACTGCTCAGTATAACTTCCATCTTCTTCATCACCTATCGTGATGAGTGACTTGTATCGTTTGTTTACATCATCGCTGTCGTCTACGTCTATGAGGACCTTCTTGATGATGACTCCAGTGTCAGATACTGGACCAAACATCATCGCCTTAAGCGTGAAGTTCATGGTGTAGGTGACGAACCTTCGCGTCTGAAAGTCTCCATCATAGTCATCTTGGACAGAGACGGAGTTGAGGATGATAGGCACATCAACTATGACGTTCATCTCGGGGACTGCTTTCACAGACATCGTGAATTCAGGCGCAAAGTAAGGAACTATCTGCTCTACGATCTGAAGGCCATCTTCTTGTGTCTTCGTGATAGCATACAGTGTGATGTCGATGTTATACGGCACAGGAGCAAACAACCTAGAAACACCATCTGCGGATGGACATGTGATGTACGAGCCTCGGTTGACCCTTCTGCTTGGGTCATAGTTCATACCAGTGATCTCAAACGATAGGCGAGGTAAGCTTATGTATGTGTTGTTACTTAGGTTGGGATCTTGCTCGATACGCACTAGCCACTTTTCTTTAGGAGCATAAGATATGGGAACAGCAACCGTCTGTGATAGAGGACCATCTTGGTGGTCCTTATCCCTCTTGATCTTTATCTCGCTGAATAAGCTACCGAAAGCGACGATGATCTTTCGTGTGATAGCATGGTAAAATATCTGGTTGTTGATCATTTAATCACCAAATGGGTTTGACTTATCGAAGACTACGTCTGTCGCTTCGTCGATGAACTTATCATTCTTGCCGTAAGAGTCAGGAACCTCAACATCGTTGACCTCAACGTCAAAGCTCTTAAGCGTCTCAAACACGTCGATATCCTTGTTACCTGTATCGATCTTCTCAGATGCGTATTGGAAGAGTTCAACCTGCAATTTGTAAACGTAAAGCTTCCTTAGTTGGTAGAATGGATCTTGGTGATCAACGAACTTGATCTCGAACAATCCATTAGTCAGGGGGAAGTAAAGTAAGTCACCTTCGCAAGGTCTGTTAGGGAGAACACTTCCACCATGCTTACCGACTACACGTTCCCAAGTTCTCCTAGCTACAGTCAACGTAGCAGACTGTTCCATCATCAGGCCAAACTTTTGGATGAATGCTCCTTGACCTTCAAACCCGTCTACCGACTCTAGGTACATATCGATAGGATATGCATCACGAAATGTGCTAAGTCTATCCTCTCCGAGGATATCATCCTTAGCCACAAGTTCACGCGGTATGTAATAGAACGTTTGACCCCATATCGAGATAGACTCGATGATCAAGTCCTCGATGAGGTACTGCTCGTTCTTAGTACCATGAGAGAAGTATACATTGCTTCCCATGATGTCTTAGCCCAAGAAGAATTCTAATGGAGCAGCTTTGTTAAGCATGCTTTCTTCGAGCTCTTTTATCTCACTCGTAGCCTCTTGGTATAGACCATCGCCGTCAAGCGTCACTCCTCCAGGAAGCTGAAGACCTGAAAACTTCTTGATGTTCACTGCCCATTGTTTCTTGATCAACGCTGTCGCGTAATGCTTCAGCCAAGAATCGTTGTACATGCGTGTCACGACTTCAGGATCAAGGGCGCGGTAGCATTCAACCAAGATGTAGTTACCGACCATCATCTCTTCAGTCCAACTCGCTTCGATGTAGAGTTTATTGGTAAGACGATTGAACCTATAGATAGGGTGACCGTTTAGGATTTGATCAAGCAGACTGAGGTGACTCATCACTTGACTGAAGTAGATGATCGACGTGCTTGTGAGGTCGTAAAGGTCATTCAACCTCAACTGGTACTGTAAGTCAAAGATCGATTTTGACGTCGACGTGCCTGAAGCTACGGGGAATACTCTGCTCACACCATAGATCAAGTCAGAGACAGGGATATATTGGTTCGTGACGTCTTGTTGCGTGATCTGATGCTTAAGGTAGACCTTCTCGATACCGTCATAGTGATACTGCCTAAAGTACTCGATAGCTTCATCGATGCGATCTTCTACCTGTTGATCGTCGATGTTTATCTCTACTACCGGTTCACCAAGCGACCTCAGGCAGTAGTCTATGAGTCCTTGTCTAGATGTTACTGCCATATGTGTGTTCCAAAAGTTGCTAACTGTTTATTTATGCTGTTTAAAGACATTGATTCTTTTAGCTTTTATTAGATGAGTTATGATATATTATCGTGGACGCATTAAATCTTTCAATTCAATGTGCGAACGCAGATCATCGATGACGACTTGTTGTTCTTCGATAGCTTTAACTAGTATAGGAATCAGATCAGTTCCTTTTTTGAGTTCTTTGATTGCTTCTATTAAGAGTGGTACCATCCTTTCATACCTAACAGTCAAATATTTGTTACTGATTGGAGCCGTAGTGACTACTTCTGGTAAAACTTTTTCTACTTCTTGAGCAGAAACACCAACTTCACGAATTTTTTCATAACCCAATGATTGGGCAGTTTCGTTAGCTTCGTGATAGAACCCGTTTAAGCTAGAGATCTTTTCTAGAGCATTTTCAATATTTCCAATCCTAGTTTTTAATCTATCATCAGAATAATACGCAGTAATGTTATTAGTTGCTCTTATTTCACCAGCGGTACCAGAAGCTGCTGTGCCTATACCAAGTGAATTAATTTGAACATTGCTTGTTGTAGGCATTACTTCTGTTAGTGACCAGCTTATGTTAGCTGATCCGTTTACAGACTTACCGGTAGATCCAATAGTTAATGTACGAGCAGTACCCCAATTAGCTGTTGTAATATTAGCGGAGCCATTAAATGAAGTACCATTTATAGTTCTTGCAGTAGTTAAAGTTGCTGCGCTACCGGTTGTGTTCTGATTTAATGTGGGAATATCTGCAGCTACAATAGCTCGGAATGTTGGAACGCCAGCACTACCGTTGGGGGCAGCTAAGAAAGTATTAGCTGTTTGAGAGCTAAAGTTTGAAGGAGTAACTGCTAAAGTGCCACCAAGAGTTAGGTTACCTGATGATGTAACAGTTCCTGATAGTGTTAAACCACTCACTGTTCCAGTACCACCAACTGAAGTTACTGTTCCAGTATTACCTGTAAGCGTGGTTCCGTTAGCTGTTACTGTTCCAGGAAAACTAGTATTACCAGAACCATCTAATAGTGTAGCAGTTCTTGCAAGAGTACTAAAAACTCCAGTATACTGTCTTACATATATTGGTTCAGTACCATCATCTGCTGTGGCTATTTCTAGGAATCCAGCATTAGTTGCAGTAGCCCCAACCAAGATTCTGGCCTGGTCGTTATCTCCCATATTGCCACGTACAAGCTCTGCACTATTAGTACCAGTAACAGTGACTACAACTTTTGTTGCAGTATCTGCACTTCCTGCTGTATCTACATTTAAATTTGCTACTCTTGTTGTTGATGTAATACTAAAAGGGGCCGTACCTGTTGCTACATTTGATGTTATTGTACTAGCAGTAAAGTTTCCTGTTGTGCGTTCAAATGTAAACCTTACAGGATCTCCTGATGTACCATCATCGCGAATTATTAAATTACCTACTGTTAGATCTATGTAATTATTGCTATCTGTAGATGAATGATACATCTCCCAGTCGTCAGAACTACCTAAACGTAATACATCGTTGTCTGCTAGATCTAGTGCTGCTCGTACATTTAAAGTGCCACTAACATCCATATTTCCAACAGAAATATATCCTGGCATGTACAAGCTGCCATTTATTCTAGTATTTTTATTTACTACTAAGTCCTGTTCTAAGTGCAAGTCTGGTTCTACAAGCCACTTTGATCCATACAGTTTTGTAGCTGCAATATTAGTAGATAGCTCAAATACTCTATCATTTTGATAGTCACTTATCCAGGCCTTGTTTTGAGACAGATTTACATATATCCCAGAAGACCCCAAAACTGCATAAGTACCCAATAGACCTACATTTACAGCTCCAGAGTATGATGCTGTTGCAATAGACCAAGGAGTAGACATTGTAAATTCTGCTATTCTATTGAAAGTAGATCCTACAATCCAAAACTTAGTACCGTCGCTGGAAAAAGCCAATCCTTGAGGTGCTGAAGCATAAGCACTAACATTAAATACAGTAGAATATACTGCTGTTGTAATATCCCAAGCAGTACCTAAGTTGTATTGATTTATATCGTCTCCAGACGTACCTGTTATGTACATCTTGGTACCATCTGAACTAAATGATATGCCTTGAGGATCAGTTTCTTGGGCAGTGACAGAAAATGAATTTACATAAGAAGCAGTAGTAATATCCCAAGCAGTACTTAAGTCATATCGATATACTATGTCTTTTGCTCCAGCTACAAAGAATCTTGTACCGTCTGGTTTAAAAAATAGACCGTATGGAGCTGTTTCTTGGGTACCAACAGAAAAAGTACTTGAAGCACTTGCAGTACCAATATCCCATGCAGTGCTCAAGTTGTATTGAGTAATATCATTTCCTGAATTACCCAAGACATACAATTTTGTACCATCAGAGCTAAACTCTAAGTCTCGTGGCTCACTTTCTTGGCCAGAAACGCTAAAATCTTTTGAATATATCCAAGACTCTACACCTGAGGTTGCAGATATGTAATCATCTGATGAGTTTATGTAAACAGTATCTCCTGTAAACCTTGAACCAACTACATTGCCATCAGCATTTACTCTGAATACGTTTAGCCAGTTTGCTCCGCTATCAGTAGAAATAGAGGCCCCAAGTATTGGAAATGCTGTATTAGGTCCTGCATCGCCAACAAATAATACTTGTTCTGTAGATCCTTGTCTGTTCAAAATTGCTGAAGCATATTGATACTGCAAACTCACACCGTAAAGAGAGGTAGAGCTGTTGTTGTGCAAAAACTCAGAATAATCGTTGCCAGAAGCATTGCCTGCTAAAAAGCTTTTTCCTACAGGTACATTAATATTTTCTGAAGAAGTCCAAGAACCTGTGGCATTTACCCAATTAAATGTCTTGTCTGTTGATCCTTTTAAAGTAATACCACCACCATCTGCAGTAGTGTTTGTTGGAGAAGCAACGGAACCTAACTCGATATTTTTATCATCTACACTTATTGTAGTAGAGTTAATAGTGGTAGTAGTGCCATTTACTGTAAGATCTCCAGAAACTGTAACATTATTAAAAGTTACAGGACTAGCAACAATTATATTGCTATCATTCTGTCCTAGAGTGAGCGTCTTTCCAGTTAATGCACGAATTGAACCACTTTGCTCAAAAACAATATCAACAGAATTAATACCATCACCAACAAATAAATTTGATCCTGGTGTGCCAATCGTTACATCACCATCTGTTGTTGATATAACAAGATTGTTGGAAGAATCTAATTCAATCTGCGCTTTGGTAACGTTAGTATTGTTGAATACTATATTACCACTTGCTGGAGTTATTAATACATCTTTTGACATTTAGTATAACCTTCCACCTAATCTTACTTTTTTCGGCGTAGATGAATCTTGAACATAAATGTAACCTGTTGCGGGCCCAAATCCGCTATTAATAGATTCTCCTTCGGGTATTGGAAAATCATAAGGCTTATTTAAGAAAATATTTATTGGTTTCATCCAGTAACCTTCAGAAGCATTTACGTTATCTACATGAACACCAATATTAATGTTTCTTGGGAATGCCACAGGATTAATTGTTAGTGATTGCGTTTGATAAGCACCTTCAGCCGCAGAAGTATAAAGAACAGATTGAGCACCACCCACTAAAGCAGACGAATAGTTTCCTCCTGCATTTGAAATTGAGTTTGGCGTAATACCAGACATAATATCTCTGGCTTCAAATCTTGGATAATTTCCAGAATATGGCGTGTATAACTTTATATCACATGTAGCAATTGTAGTAACATTTGCCGGTATATACACAGAAACGAAAAATCCTAATCCATAATCGCTTATTTCGGTAGAATGTAATACTCTCCACGCTGATTCTGCTTGATCCCAAAATCTTTCTACACCGTATCCAAATTGTCTAATAGCATCATATTCAAAGTTATGCTCTAGGGAAGTTATAAACTGACGATTTACTCCGCGATCGATATGAGTTCCATGATAGATTGATCTTTGTGTTGTTCCAGGTGGAGTTGAATTTTCCGTTGCCAATCCACTTAGTCTTGTATGTTGTGAATACACAGTAATTACTGACGCTCTATCTGTATATGGTCCCCATCTATTGCCAGTTGATTTAATTTTGTAGGTTGATGGTGATGCATGGCTTGCAAAAAATATTCCATTTTCATTTCCTCCATCACCAATAAAATGATGAAATCCTAAATTGGCATCATATTGAATTATTCTTGCTTGACGATAATTTCTTGAAGAATAACAATATGCATGTTCACCCCATTCAGCGTTATGTTCTGATCTAAATCCCCACGCATTTGATCCAGAAACTATTGAATTATAAACACACGCACCTTCATGGTACCAGCCACAAGCTATACCACTATTAAATATTCCAACTACTGTACAACAACGCAGTTGTCCATATCTGGGTCTAAACCATAGCCCCCCTATGTCACGAGTAGAATTGCTGCCAGTTAGTGTTATACCTTCAACCCATGGTTGTTGATTCCAAGCCGGAACTGTATTAGTTAGTGTAACCGAAGGAGAATTAGTACTTAAATATCCATAATTTACGAAAATTCCTCCTTCCGATTGTCCAAATGAACTACCTATATGTCTAAACTGTACATCTTTTAGAATTAATTTTCTAGAATAGTTTGTTGTAAAATCTTGACAAAAAACTCCATAATAATCGCTATTAGGATTTACTGGTTCAACAATCACGTCTCTAGTAAGTCTTGTAATCAACGCTCCCTGAACTACATTATATCCGATTTGAGCAGTAAGTGTTAATATGTTTCCATTTATAGAAGATACTACATGTTTATATCTTGGATTTGTATCCGTGCCGTAAGCGTTAAAGTTACCGTCTGTGTTTCCACCGCATTCGCTTCTTGCTTCCACCCAAATTTCATCATTTGCCGCAAACATATTTGCATTTGCTACCGTAACTGTAGTTGAAGTAGACGTTGATGATGCTGTTGTAACAGTAGCAACTTTTCTTACTTTATCGCCAGAAGCATGAATTTTATCTGATCCAGTTTCATACACAGTTAATCCTGTTACTGTTCCTGTAATTGAACCAGAAAGTGTTAATGTATGCGTACTATAATTAATTGCGGTAATTGTAAGAACGTTTCTATTTGCACCAGTTCCAAAAATAATTATTTGACCAACACGAAACAATTTTGAATTTTCAACTATTAATGATGTACCAGATCCTGAAACGATAGTTGATTCTGGACCAACGAATTGTCTAAAATAAACGGTGTTGCCACTTATATCGTGAATCCAAAATCCTTCATCTCTTAATGTATGAGCGCCAGCATTACCAGTATATGTTGTTGTGTTATTGAAGATTGAAAACCATTCACCAACAGCAAAGTTTGTAGCGGAAGTAAATGCAAAACTTGTAGCACGCTCATTAGCACCTGCTGATAATGTAGTTGTAGGCATTCCATCACTGCCTTCCATTATCAAAGATGCACCAGATTCATTTAATTGATACAAAATATGTGAAGCGGATGCAGCACCTTTAAATTGAAGTGTATGACCAGCACGGGCATGAAAGGTTCCGTTTGTTCTAATTCTTAATCTACCATTCATTCTAAGTGTGGTAGAAGTATTCAATTGTGTTTGTAATATACCATAAATGTCGCTGTCATCAAACCCGTTTGTAACTGGTGTTGCCACATTATATGTTACAGTGTGACCAGCAGCAATAACAAAAGAATCACCATCTACAGGTGCAACTCCACCTACCCAAGTGGCACCAGCATTAAAATTACCAGATGTAGTTGAAGTTATAGTTGCCATGAAGTATTATTTGTCTGTAATTCTGGATCGGGTTTAGAGATTTCTATTTCAAATTCGTCATCTTTTTCTATAAAATGATTCATAACGACAGACTCATCATCTGAAGTCCATTCCAGTGTTTGTTTGTTTATTTTGATTTTTATTAACATATACAATATTTATTATTTAGATGACTAAAAT